CCCCCAGCCGCTTTAATGGCCGCTCCAACAGCAGTATTGCCAAAGCCGGTCACGATAAACTGAGCAATTCCTTTACCGAGAATGGCTGCGCCTGTAGTTCCAATCAAAGCGCCAAGAACAATTTCAGCGAAATTCTTTCCATTTACGCCTTTTTCAATTGCGTCTTTAATGCCTGTAATCTCAAGGACGATGCCTACTGTAAAAACGCCAAGACCCAAAACAATGGATTTCAGTGCGTTCATTTTGGAGATAGCGTCCACAATATCCGTAATAAGATTTGTGAGCTTCCAAGCGGCAAGAGCGGCTGCTACAGTCGCCATAAGAGGAAGCATAGCCTTGATTTTCTGCTTGATGCCATCAATCTGCTTTGCAAATTCCTCGTTGTACTGCTTGAACATATCATAGCCGGACAAGTCTACATCGCCCAAGATGTTGCCAGCAGCGCCAGCACCAGAGCCGGAACCCCCGGAAGAACCATTGTCCTTCTGGATGACGTTCAATTCATCAAAGCCCATGATGTAGTTCTTGAACGCCTTTGCAGCCTTGCCGGTCGCTTTGGTGGTATTGTCCATCGCATCCGTGACGCCACCAACAGCATCGCTTGCACTGCTAAAGTCTGGGAACTCCACCTTGACGCCCATTAACGATGCAATGCCGGTCACAAGCTCTTTGACCAGTTCAACGGCTGCGATCAGTGGCGGGAGGATAGATTTCAGGGCGGGATAGAGCAAAGAACCAACGGCGCGAGCCAGACTGTTCAGCTGTGCCTGCAAAATGCGAATCATATTGGCAGGGCTGGACAGAGTGCGGGCGAAGTCTCCCTGTGCATCGGTGGTCTGCTTCATAATGGCAATGTAGCGTAGAACAGCCTTATCAGCCTGAGACAGGGTAGAAACGCTCTGCGAATAGCCAAGATTAAGCAGTTCCTGCTGCAACCGTGCGTTAGAAATATCGACACCTAGACGGCGAATCGGTTCAAGTTCGCCGGAAATAGCAGCCTGAATCTTCGTAAAGGATTCCGCAACAGGGATATTCTTCAAAGAAGCGAGGTCGTAGCCAAGCTGCGTCAGGTTCTTTGACAGCACATACGCCTTGTCGCTTGCCATGCCAAACGAGGTGGTCAACCCCTGAATCGTTGCCATGTTGTTCATGGCTTCGGTTGGGTCGATGCCAAGCAGGGTCTCCATCTTGTTGATGAACGTGCTTGCTTCGCTGGTTAGCCCCTTCATAGAAACGCCAAACAGGTTTGCAGCTTCATAATAGCTGTTGAATTTTTCCGCTGCGTTACCAAGATAGGTGGCAATAGCTTTCAACGAGACCAGCTTTGCCATGTTCCGCATGAAGCTGTTCATCTGGCTAGAAAGGCTCATGTAGCTTTTTTTCTGCCGTTCGTTGGCGGCAGTCACGCGGTTAGCCTGTGTCACGACCTTGCTCAACTGTGGGGGTAGTTTTGCAAAGGCGTTGCCCACCTTGTCAAGCTGAGATGCAAGGGGAGTGAGAGCAGCGGATATCTTTTGGCAGGAATCTGCAAAAGAATCAAGGTCTGCCGCTTTCAGCTTTTCGGTTAGATCGGGCACAGTACCAATCGCCTTGAATGCGCTACCGAGCGATTTTAAACCAGAAATGTCCAAAATGGACAGGGGTGCAAGAGCATTCGTCAACTGCGTGATGCTACCGGACATGGAGTAGAAGTCCACGCCGTTCAGAGCAGATACCGCGTTTGGAATCTTCTTGATGGCATTTACAACGGAGTTAACACCTTTCACGCCAGCGGTTGTGTTGACGGAAGAGATACCATTCAGGAAGTTTGTGACCTTATCCAGACCGGAAATTTCGGCAGACGCTTGTTTTAGCGCGGAAATGGAACTAGACAGCTTATCAAGGCTTGTACAGACCTTGCCAACACTGCCCTTCGTCCGCAAATTAGAAATGGCGGTAGCAAGCTTGTCAATGTTAAGCTCTGCACCCTGCGATTCCGCAGAGATCTCTACGGATAAGCTTGTAATATCAACATCAGCCATTGCTACCACCGTCCTTCTGATTCATCATAGAGAACATCGCCCTCTTGATGCGTTCCTGCGCTTCCAGTGCGCGTTGGTATTCGTATTCGTCCTGCTCTTTCTGGGTGAGAGGAATCGGTCTATCCATGTACTTGATGGGGCTAGACCCTTTCTTGCGGAACATATTGCTAACCGTAGAGGAAAGCGCAGATGCCGTGTAGAAACCATTTCTCCACGCTTCAACATTGGCTCTGTGGGCACGCAGTTCTTCCGCGTCCCGGTAGACCTTTGCCAGCCAAACGTCATCACGCCAGAACTGGTCATAGGTCATGCCAATGGAAATGTAATAGGCTTCTACATCGTGGAACAGCTTAGACACAGAGAATGGCTCTGTGCGACTGTCCGATTCTTGAGACTGTGAGGTTACACAATCTCCCACGTTGCGTTTTTTGCGGTCTTGTCCTCTTCATCGGTGGCAATCAGAGCCTTGACGGATTCTGCATACATTTCCATCAGGGCAGCCATCAGACCTTCCTTGTCCTCGATGTGATCAAGCATATCGTCAACCGCATTGCGCTTGATGCCCTTGTTGCGAGCAATGAATGCGCCGTAGAACAGAGCCTTAGTGTTCTTAACAGGGTTGATGCCGTTAGAGAACTCGTAGATCTGGAAGCCGTTGCGTTCAGTGGCTTCGGCACTCTCGCGGGTGAAAGTCAGCTCGTAAGTGTTCTTACCATCGGGGGAATGAAAGTTGATAACCTTAGCAGCCATAATAAATGCTCTCCTTTATAAATAGGGGCAGAACCAAATCCGTTGTTCAGTTCTGCCCAGTTTAATTGATTTGATTTGTGCGGATTAGCCGCCATTAATGGTCAGGCTCTCGCTGAACTTCGGGGTAGAGTGGAAGATGCAATTGATGGTCATTTCCACGACCTCGTCTACGCCAAAGCCGGACAGACCGACCTGATGCATACCCTGCCAAGTGAAGCCGGAACCGTCCTGCATTTTCAGGGCGTAGTACTTGTCCACGTTGCTCTCAGAGGTATCGTCATAACCAGCAGCCTTGACGGCAGCGTAGTCGGTCTTGTTGTAGTTGGCGGTAAAGGCTTTGGTGTCAGCCTGAACGATGCCAAAAATCTGTTTCTGCATACCATCAGACAGAGTGGTTGCATCCAGAAGGTTCGGGTCGGAGATCAGGTCGGGCACATCCTTAATGTCGCACAGCTTCGTCAGAGCGGTTGCGCTGTCGCCACAGTAAAGGGTGGTATTCAGACCGGAGATAGCAGTACTCATAGAATGTTTACCTCCTTAGTTTCGGTAAATCATTCCGTCCTCTCCGATTGTTGCCCCATAGCTGCAATCAATCCGATAGACGGAATTGTTGTACAGCCCATTCAACGGGGCAAACGACTTGCGATAAAATTTAAGCGGTTCAAGAACAGAATCCACGATGCCAACAATGGAGCGTGCTTCTGCAATGCGCCCGGTGCTCTTGTTAGAGTAGACCCGCACACGCAGAGAAACGGCAGCGTACTTGCTGTGACCGGCAGAATCAATGTGCACAGGAAGATTGCTGTTTTCCTCTATCTGCACACACGGAAACTTTTTGACATTGCTGTCATTGATTTCACCGGTGACGAAGATGCCGGGCACTTGCTTTCGCAGTTCCTTAGCAACAGCCGTGAAGATGGAATTGAAATAATCAATCAACTATTCCAAACCTCCCTCCACGTTGCTTCGACTTGAGAAGCCATTTCTTCAACAGCTCCCCACATAGCCATAGCTGCATCGTTGCCGCTGGTGTAATTCAGCTGACCTTTGCCGTCTACTTCCTTGACAGGCGTACCAGCATTGCCGGATTCGCCGTAGTAGTACCAGCGTTTGTGTTTGCCGTTTTCCTTGCCGTATGTGCCATGCTCGCCGATGTTATCAGGCAAAGGGAGCGGCCCGACTGTTCCGGCAGCACCCCAACCCTGATGTGTAACGCCTGTGCCGAACTCGATGAAAGCAACCGCCTTGCCCTCTGCAACGATGGTACAGGTCTTGTCTTTCTGGTTGATATGACACTTCACATCATTAGAACCAGCGTATTGCGCGTTAGCAAAGCGTATCTTTGCGACTTCAAGCCCCAGCCAAGAAAGACGAAAGGCAAGCGCTCTAGCCTTTCTGTTCAAGGTGGCCTTGTATTTGAGAATATCTTTCTCAGCCTGTTTAAGCCCTGCATCGCTCAACCTCACTTTAATTTTCACTTGCAGCCACCTCTTTCAGCGCATACAGCGTATCCGTAATATGCTCTGCGACCTTAACCACGATGTAGTTGTAAGGCATATCCGGTTTTACGCCGAACCAGACATGGCTACCCTCACAAAGTGAATTATTGTTAAGCTTGCTGGAAGAGCCTAAAATGTCCCTTGACGCCAGCTTTGAATATCCAATAAGAAACCAATTTCTCCGTTTCTTTCTTGGTGTACTGACTATGTAGCTGTAATCTGTGAATGCTCCAAAAGGGTTTGCTTCCGCAGAACCAGTAGGCGGGCTGACGTTCAGCATCAGCTTTGCGGGGTCGCTCCACGTCTGCGATGTTTCGCCGGTTTCGTTTCCCCACTCGTCCACAACAGGCGTTTTCTCGCCAACCGGGTTTGAATACCACAGTGGGCGTTTATCTAGCGGGCTACCATTGAACATCAGGCAATAACACCTACTCTCGGAACCACTTCATTCAGCAGGGACTGTGCTACATCAGAGCTTTCCCACACACGAGTGATGCCGTTGTTGGTGTAGCTCGTCTGTCCGTTTGCGCCGATGTGGTTGTACAGTTCCGCTGCAATGCGTATCTGCAACGACTGATACTGCGAGGGCAACTCGTCCGGTCTGTTGCCGAAGGGGTATCCCTGCGCAAATATCTTATCTTTGGCGAAATCAAGCAGCAGGTCGAAGAGTGGGTAATCCTCGTCCGTGATTTCACGGTCAAGTGCGGGGGCAATGTACTGCCCCAGCTTGACTGCCGCTTCGGAATACTGGTCTCCCATGCTGCTTTCCTCCTTTCGCCTTAGTAAGCCTTGATGCAGTACACAGCGTCCATGCGTTCAAAGGACGGCAGGACGATTTCGGAGACGTAGATGTTGGTGTTGACAGGATGCACGGTCTGCTCGGTGGTAACAGCAACGCCAGTGTTTACAACGGAAACCTGTGCGTTGGAGATGCCAGCCATCAGGTCGGCTTCCTCAGGGGTGGCAACATAGTACATATTGCCCAGAGAGCCAGAAGGAGCCAACACAACATAGCCATCAGGCAGATACTTTTCGGCAGCAGCGGTCTCCTCCGGCTTGTACATCTTGTCGTACAGATGAATGCGGATGCCAGATGCGCTTTCGACAACAGAACGTGCCTCAGAATCGACAAGAACGGCGGTGGCGGTTTTCATAACCGTCAGGAACCGGTTCTTGATTTCATCCGCAGCAATCATTTTGTGGAAAGTGTTGGTGTTCATGTAGGCATCGGTGATAATCTCACCAGTGTTTGCCAGCACGGTATTTGCGGCAGTGGTCATCGTGGCGATGGGGGTTGCGGTGGTAGGAGCGTCCCACTTCTCCTTGGTAGTCAGAGCCTTGTAATTGGACTGCTTCCAAGTGCCGTCCGGGTCGTAATCGTAGACGTAACTCACGCCGTTTGATTCGATGGAAATGCCGGGCTTGCCAGTCTTAGGAGCCAGAAGCTGCCACACCATTCGCTCAGGCACAATGCGAGCACCGGTAATAAGCTGTGCGGTATCATCGTAGACACGATTGATAACGTCTGCCGCAAACTCCTGATTGGTAGCCAGAACAGAGATAATCTTGCGGCGGTCTTCCTCGTCAATGTGAGTGCCTTCACGGAAGAACGGCATACTGGTCTCGGTCATCTTGATGCCCTGACGAGTACGGAACGTAGCCTTAGCGTCGAAAACGCTAGGCTTCAGCGAAACGCCAACGCCCTTGTGACCACGCAGCCACTTCAGTTCCATGCTGACCTTCTTACGGGCAGGGAACAGAGCATCAGAAGCATAGGGCTGCGCATTGGTCGGGTCATTCGTCCAGTAGGCGGCAATCGCAGCAGGTGAGAAGATTTCATTCAGATTCAGTGCCATAATTTAGTCCTCCTTACTCGCTCTTTGCGCCAACATCGGTACGGCAGAAAACGGCAGGAACAGCCTTTTTCAGAGCGGCAATATCGTTTGCAGAATAGGTAAAGCCAGACAGCTTTGCCTTGTCCACATCAATAACGCCCTGAATCAGCAGTGCGCCATTGGGGTTGACGGCAGGGTCAACGGTGTGCAGCAGAATGCCAATGGCATCGGTAGCTGCATCAGCAACACTGGTGTCAGTAGTGGCAGCAGCTTTCAGGCCAGTCTTTGCCATAGGATAACCAGCCGGAACAGCATTGGTCTCCTTGACGGTAAAGGGAATGGCAACGTAGGTATCAGCAGCCAGAATAGTACTTTCAGGAGCCGATACCGGAGTAGTGGTATACTTCATGTTTTCCTCCTTAATGGAAAGCAGTCATTGCGTCACTCGATGCCTTGTTTGCGTCTGCACGCTCTTTCGCAAAGCGTTTAGCAAAGGAAACACCTGCGCTATCTGCGCCGTCACCATTGCCATCCGCACCCGGAGGTGTGGGCATATCCTTCAGCAAAGAAGCCTTGTATGCAGTGTCATGGGCGGTCATAAACTCCGACTGGAACTTAAACACCTTGTCCATGTCACCGTCAGCCAGTGCGGACGCAGCCTTGTTGGCGAGTTCAGCGTCATAACCCTGTGCAACGAACTTCTCACGGTAAGATGCAAGGGTCTTTTCCTTGACGAGGTTTTCCTTATCGGCAGTCAGGGCTTCAATCTGCTTCTGCATCTCTGCCAGCTTGTCAGCCTGTTCCTGTGCGGCGTTCTCGTCATCGGTACGCTTTGCCTTAAGCTGCTTCTTATACTCGGCAGCTTCGCCATTGGCTTTCGTCACGGCGTTGCGTAGCTTCTCAATCTCTGCGTTAGGGTCTGCAACCTTTTCAAGCGCAGAAATGATTTCATCGGCGGTCATGCCCTCTTTGTAAGCATCACCAAGCAACACATTGAGTTTCATATCGTTAATTTCCTCCTGCGTTTTTTTACCGTTGCTTCCCTGCAACGCTGCGAAATTTGTATCCCGGCTTCCCTGCCGTATTTATAGCAAAGGGTTATTCACCCTCTGTTTCTTTATTGGTATCGGTAGACTGTTTGTCTGTCATGTTTCCGATATTTGTGTCGGTAGCATTCTGTTTAGGCTGTTCCTGCGGCTTCGGTGCCTTCCCATCCTCGCCCAGCTTGCCAGCGGCGATCAGGAACGGCTTGCTCATCTCATAAGCAGCCTGCGGGTCAGGGAACAGACCGGGCGTGGTGAACGCCAACTGCGGATCAATTGGCTGCCGAATCATCTGTGCGAAAATCTGAACTTTGCTCTGCTGGTTATCGTACTGGCGGCGTGGCAGTTTAATGTTGATGTCGCTTGCCATCAGCTTAGAACCAGCCGTGTCACGCAGGATTTTCAGCATTACAGACAGGCATTGGCGCTCAGCGTACTTGAACATATTCTCGTACTGTTGCGCCCTTGCTTCGGTATGATTCCAGCCGTTACGGACGATAACTGCGCCCACGTTGTCAGACGTTGCGTTCTCGCTGCCAGTGGCACTAGGCATGGCAGTCAGACTGCGATACACGTTCAACATGGAATCAAGCAAGGTCTGACTCTGCTGCTGGTCAAGCTCGTTTGCAATCTGTGAAACAGAAGCGGGCAGACCAGCGGTGGATTTCAGGCACATTGCCCCAAGTTCTTTGACCTGTTTCAGCGCGTTATCATCCACAAGGCAGTTGGTAAACACCATAATGGACTGGATGAACTGCGCCACGCCGTCCAAACGGTTGCTTTCAAGGTCGTTGATGGCATCCAGCACAGGAATAGCCGGTTCAAACAAACCCATCCGCTCCGGGTTCAGCTTATATTCGACCATCGGCAGCATTCCGAGGGAGTGATTCTCAGACTTCGTGACCTTGCCGTTGTCGATTTCAAAGTACTGGTTTGGCGTATACACGCAAATCAGGTCGTTCAGGTCATTCTGATAATTGCGGGGAATGTGCAGAACATTGGCAATAGGCTTGTGCCCGATGCCGGAGTTGTAAATCACATACGCCATATCTGGGTCAGGAACGTCCACTAGCAGGGGCGTTTCGTCCGGATAGTTGCCGTTGTATCCCTTGTCGGGAAGAACAATGCGGTATCCCTGTCCGCACTCCAACATCCACTGCCAGAGTCGCCGATCGAGCGCATCCTTACCCTCATACTGCAAGGCGTTGGACAGACGCGCGATTTCCTCACCGTCACCTGTTGCCGTTTCAGACCGCACATAAGAGCAAGGAGTGCCGCTCATGTAGCCTGTGTAGAAGCCCACGCACTCATTGGCATGGTTCTCTACAATGCGGTTGGTGATTTCAGCGTGGTACTCCTTCGTGCGGTGGAGGACAGGCTGGCTACCCAAGTAGTAGTTGTGCAGAAAGCGAATCTCATTCTTGTTCAGCAGATGAATAGGCTCTGCCTTGCCCATGACCACTTTCAGAACGTTTGCCAGATTGATTTCCGTCTCCGGCGTTTCAATCGGTCTACGTCCGGTCAGTGGATTATTCAAAAAGCCATCAACAACTATCTGATACTCAGCCATGCGTTTCTCCTTTCCGGCAAAATAAAAAGCGCAGCAAGACAAACCTGTTAAGGTCTATCTCACTGCGCCAAAAGTGCGCCTTAAACTTATTTTTGATACACGAAAATCGATTTAGGCTTCCACTGAGAAATTCTTTCAGATATATCTTTTACATGAATATATCCCAAAGAAAGCATTTTATTTTTACTGTTTTCACCAGCGGTTAAAATTGATGCAAGAGCCAAATCCCCGTGTCCACAACAAGAATTTATTGTATTAACTCCCTTCGATTTTAAACTCAATAATTCATCTTCAAGACACAAATCGCAGCAAAACCCATATCGAGTTTTTACGCAACATTTATATTCTCCAATTTTTGAACTATTACAAAACTTTTTTGCGTTTTCTAAATCAAGAGAATTAATCTTGCCGCTTTCAAAAAGAGCAGTTATATTTTCTTCTAACACACACATAACGTTGTCCTTTTTACCTTTCAGGAGAATGAATTATTTTAACCCACCCTTCTTTTGTATCCCCTTCAATAACCCCCTTGCATCTGTCGCACTTGAAATGATATCGTCCATCAACTTCGCCAAGATAACGGTTGCAGCGGACGTTCTTATAAATAGGATTCTTCCTGATACAAGGGCAACAGATTCTAACTAGCATAAACGCTCCTTTCGTTGGATTTCTGGAAACAGGCTGTTGAGCACAGACCTGTCAGAAGCTACTGGGAAACTGTTCGCACTTCCAGCCGTGCTATTCTTCGCCCGAAGAAAACCATTGCAGCCTTTACATTCAGTTGTTGGACAAACGTAAAACGGGTCAGCTGCAATTTTGGTGCTGCATAATGGATTTGAACCAATGTATGTCCGGTTATGAGCCGGATGCTCTAGCCGTACTGAGCTAATGCAACATAAAAACCCGGCTTGATTGGTTAACCGCTGCTCTTTGCAATGTCATGCCTAAACATCACATTGAGAGCCGGGAATAGCGGTGGAGGTTTTGGAGAATAAGTCCATGCAAAGCTAGGTAGTTGGTTGTGCTGCGTAACGGAATCGAACCGTTGCTTGCCAGCCGTGGGGGAGACAGACTGGCATTCCCCTTACAATTGGAAACGCAACATATAAAGTCCGGTGAAGGCGAAAGAGTGAGAAAACCTTCACCGGTGAAAGGAGGAATATGCTTGTTGACACGCACGCGAGTAAAAATGACAAAACCCCGCGTGCAAGCTATTCCTTTAAGGGAAGCTGCAAAACTTCCTGTGTACATTATAAGCCTTGTCAAGTGGTAAAATCAAATAAATAGACCCAGCGAACACAATATATTGTGTTTTTGCTCAAAAAGGCCTCTTGACAGGCTCAATTTTACTGATTCCGTTATACAATTCATCGGCAAGCTGTGCCAGACTGTCCGGTGCGTCATCGTGCGGAACTTTGCCAAGCTGCGTGAACATCGTCACCTGTTCCATGAACGCTTTGTACTCTTTCGACTGGTGTTTCTCGTCAAGGAAATAGAACCGTTTGATGTCCGGCGCGTACTGGATGATTCTTGACAGCTTGCTTTGACCACTGGGCGCACGCTGGCTACGAACAGAGCAGTGATAGCCTTGCTGCCGGAGCTGGCTGTCCACCACGTCACAATATTCGTCGCCGCCGTTGTTGGCTTCGCCGCGCACCACGTTGATTTTGTGCTGGATGATTTTGCCTACGACTTCCGGTCTGGTCACAGTCTTATCGCCGTTATTGAACACAAGGTCTGGGATGAACACAGCATCCCCGTACACATAAGCGATAGGACAGGCGGTGAAGTCACCGCCGCCCCATGCAATATCCATGACCATTAGCTTGCGATCAGGCTCTCCGTCAGGCAAAACGCCATTGAAATACCGCAGTTCGTCAGCAGGGAACAGCAGACCTTCACGCACATAGGGCTTGCCCATGTACTTTGCCCACCATGTTGCATCATCAATGCTGGCTTTCATATCGGCATAGTAGGCATCGTCAAAGCCAACGCCATAGTCATAATTGAAGTTGCTGTGTCCGTTCTCGTCCACCGCAGGAATCACACGGAATCGGTACTTTGGGTTGTCTGCATACTGGTTCTGGATGCGTCCCAAAGGGTCAAGCACGTTCCAGCGTGTACCGACCATCAGCTCTAATGCGCCTTGCTTTTTGCGGTCTTTCAGCTGGTTCAGATAGGCATCGTATTTGTTGTTCAGGCGCTCAACGTTCAGACTTTCCTCCAAGTCCTCAATCAAGTCATCGCTGTACAGAACGCCGCCCTCGCCGATTTCAACAGCGCCAGTCAACGTACCGCCGATGGAGCGACAAGTCAGGGTGGGGAAGCGTTTCTTTCGGTTCAGGTCAACGCTTTCGTCCTTTGCGCTTTTATCCACAAGCTGAACGTCAGGGAAGATTTTGCCCCAGTTGTAGGTCACAGGGTCAGTGATGATTGACAACACTTCGCCGTAGAAGCCATTTGTCAGTTTGTCGGAATGTCCGCTCATAACTGATGCAACGTCAGGGCGGTTGCCCATCAACCATGTGATAAAAAATATACATAGCGTACTTTTTCCAGTACGCGGGGGCTGACTAACTCCAAGAAATTCTACACGATGGAAAAACAAGTCCTCTAGGTCACGAACCAGCGTCAAAAGCACCTTTCTGCGTGGCTGATAGAACTTCTTTTCCGGCGCACGATTCCATTCAAGGTAGATGCAATAGCTGTCGAACACATCTTTTGCTTCAAACAGGTACGTCCGGCCGATAATGTCATAGACCTTCGCTACGTCCTCGCCTGTTTTCATCTTGCCCATCATGGCTGCACAGACTGAACGTAGCTCGCCAGAATATTTGTAAGCATCGAACCGCTTGTCTTGCGGCAAAGCATCTCTCAGGTTCACCACCGCCTGAAACCAGTCCTCATAGACCTGTGCTTCGGTCGGATTCTGCTTTGCATACGCTTTGATGCTGTCGATGATGGCGATACACTGTTTTGGCTGCATAAAAAAATAGGCACCCCCTACCTGAAAATGTAAAGAGTGCCTACAACTGCACAAAAATCAAATATTCGGTTTTATAATGCTGTTTCGGAAAAATTATTTGCTAAAATCCATCTTAATAAATGGGCTGCACAGTTTATTTAACTTCTTCTGCAAGCTGGTTGAGCTTTCGTTTCAGCTCGTCCGCATCATAGTACAAGGCGTCTGCGACAGCGTTGAGAATATCAGGCTTGTCGGTATAATCGCACAGCGTTTCAATGAGTTTCAAACTCTGCTCTGACAATTTTACGGTTTTCATGTCACTTTTCCTTTCTCGTTCGGTTTTATTCTAGGTTGCGAACAATTTCAACTCAAAATATCACAGGACGCACCTCGCAACCACAACTACGATGAAAAACCCGGCAAGCAGCCCAACGACCGCTCCTGCAAGCCAATCATACGAGTTTCTGTTGTTCCACTTATCCATAGGCTCTTGCTCCTTTCACCTGTTCTGTTCAGCAATCCGATACCATGTCTGGCGGGTCACGCCAAGCTGTTTGGCAGCGTCCGTGACCGTGAGAATGCGCTTCTCCACCTGCTCATGGAGAACGTCAAAGAGATTACGGTCATACTCGGTGGGCTTGCGGCCTTCCCTGTAATCGGGGCGCTGACTAGCAATCTTCTTGCCCTCTCTGGTGCGCTCAACAATCATGTCACGCTCAAACTGGGCAAACACAAGGAACATACCTCTCATAGCCCTACTAGCAGGGGTGTTGTCCATAACACCAAGATTCAGCACGTTCACCCGGATTCCTTTTTCAATCCATGAATCAATCAGTTCATACCCACCGACAAGGCTTCTGGCAACACGATCTAGCTTTGTCACAACGATTGTATCACCGCTCTGGACTTCCGCTTCTAGCTTGTCCAGTTCCTTGCGTTCCATTTTAGTTCCAGTATATACCTCTTTGAAAATCTTAGTTGCGCCAGCAGCCTTAAGGGCTTCTTCCTGCGATTCAAGGCTGTTGCCGTCAATCGCCTGACCGGCGGAACTGACACGAGCGTAACCGTAAATCATTCTGGTTCACCGTCCTTTTCCTCTACTACTTCATAGCAGCCAGCACGAGTAAGTTTCCCATTTGCAGGTTCTACGACCAGTCTGTACCCGAAAACCTCAAGAATTTGAACCATTGTGGATAATTTCATATCATCAGCGAGGACACGAGAAGATGCGCTGGAAATGGTTTTGTAGTCAAGCTTTTCTCGGAGATATTCGTATGTTTTATGCTGATTCTTCATTATATCACGAAGAATTTCGCTTGAGTTCACCTTGTTATTCGTTGCAGCCATTTTTTCGTTCCTCTCTTTCTTTAATGCCAGTATACGCTTTCTAGCGTAAATTGTCAAGAGTTTTCTCGATTTTACTATCACCAAGTCCAGATATTTCTGAGGTCTCACTTATGTGACCGAATTATATTTACAGAATGTATATATTTTATAAAAAGAGCGATAATTCGTAATGTGAAAAATCTGTTTGTAAACTTATTTATTTACATTCTGGGAGCGAACCGCTATCAAATATCACACATCTGTGACACAAATTCAGATATATCTGATGCAAATTATACAAATTGGGCTGTTGACAACTATATACCAAGCGTCTATAATCTAAGACAGCAGAACACACGATGAATCAGCCAACAACGGTAGATTTATCCTTTGTGGCATAAAAAAATAGGCCGTCAGCATACCGACCAAAGTAGCACTGACGACCTATTCCACCACAAAACAGAAGCTGCGCAACCAAGGGCGCAGTCTCGGTTTCTGTCAATTATTATAGCAGAAGCAAACGACTTCTGCAATAGAAAGGAGCAAAAAACATGAACTTTCCCACGACAACCGAAGAATTTCTGAAAACCCTCGCCCACGGCAAAGAACCAACCAGCGAGGACAGGGAGTATGCTGAAGCTCTGGGCAAGCTGTCCGAACTGAACTATCGGGCAGGGTACGAAGCGGGAGCAGCCAAAAATAAGGGATGAGTTTTGTTCAAAACGTAGAAAGTGGTTTGTCAAGATGAACGAGCACTAAATGTAGTGTTTCGTGGGTCTATTTCCGCTTAACTTTACTACATTTTGCGATTAAACTTAATGCACCTCAAAGAAAGGAGATAAGAACATGGCAAGAAGTCCCTACATTGAAGCATACCGCCATCAGGTAGCCGTTGGCTTCACTGATCGTCAGTATGAGTTGCTGGTGGAGCACTGCAAGAAGTGCCGCGTATCGCTGTCGCAGGCCGTCCGCGATGCCTACCTTGAGAAGTACCCCATGCCCGATGAAAAAGAATAAGACGCTCGCTAAAGTTTGGCGACCACAGCGAACGTCTTATGAAACACTCAGAGAGCATAGACCCTCTTTGGGTTATTATACCAGAGATGGCCTGCTCTCGCAAGATAGAAAGGCTAAATTTCTATGAATAATAATCTTGAAAACATCCGAATCTTCTCTGAAGATGTTATCCCAGTGTACGACACTGACACCGGCGAAAAGGTTGTGCTGGGTCGGGAGCTGCACGAACGGCTCAAAATCAAGTCTCGTTATAATGACTGGTTTGCAAATATGTCCGCTTATGGGTTCAGAGAAAACATCGACTATTCATCGTTTACTAAAAATCTAGTAAACGGCGGGCGCTCCATTGAGCACATTCTCAGCCTTGACATGGCAAAGCACATTGCAATGATTCAGCGGACACCTGAGGGCATGGAGATTCGCCAGAAGCTGATTGACCTTGAGAAGAATGTGTCAGTCAACCAATTCGCAGGGGCATCCAAGGAACTGCAAGCAATCTTCGTTCTGGACAACCGTTCCATGCAGCACGAAAAGCGAATCTCTGCTCTTGAAACCAACATGACAGTGGACTACGAGCAGCAGCGGGCGCTTCGCCGTGCAGTAAACCGTGTCGTGGTTGAAGCACTTGGCGGCAAGACCTCTCCTGCATACCTTGACAAGTCCACCCGGTGCAAGGTTTACAGTGAATGCAACAAGGATGCACAGGACTGGTTTCATGTGAACAGCATCAGCAACGTTCCTCGCAAGGATTTTGACAATGCTGTTGCTTACATCGAACGGTGGCGGCCTTGCGCAAACACCGTGATGATGATTCAGAACGTCAATAGCCAGACCCAGATGGCAGTTTGAAAGGAGAACAACTATGCTTACCGCAGATAAGATTCAGGATATGGGCGAATACCTCAACTACGCTTTCGAGACCATGCTGAAACTCTGGCGCACCGTTGACTACGGCGAGTGCGTCCACGAGCCTGTTATCGCTTGTGACGGAAAGGTTGTCGATAGCGGTCAGCTTTCCTTTGAACCGGACGAAAACGGCGAGATCGAGCCGGTTCTGCTCCGGGACAACAAGTGCATCATGCACGATGTGAAGTATTGGATGCCCTTGCCCAATGTTGAGTATCATCCCTATCACGCTGAAATCGTAAAGTAAATAGCCCATAAGAAAAGCCAGTGGTTAGAGAACATCTAGCCGCTGGCTTTTTGTGTTACATTTGAATTGCTACGATTTCCCACGAAGAATAATTGGAAAGTCCAGAATAGGGATGAATCTCAAAGTTCTTTGTCTCGCCCGGTTGGATGTCTAAGACATAATCAATATCTCCACACACGGGAACTTCTTCTCCGCTCTCGTCTTTCATCTTATACAGAACGATGACCTTTGCATTTGTCTTGTATGCGCTGTTGTTTGTCACTTTTCCAGTGAATCTTGTCTCATAGCCACTACCACGCTTTGAAGTATTGGTAACGGCCAACTCACCTGATCTTAAAACTTCTTTTCCTGCGCTCGGCTGATAATTATAGTCCTGAGCCGAAACAGCCATTTCGATACCAGCCGGGATAGTTCCGTCATACTCGTATGTGAAGTATCCGGCATACCAGTAGGAATCATCTTCCGCAACCCAGTCCAAATATTCATCGTCTGTTTTAATTACAGAGCCATCTTCTGCAACGACTGCAATTTCAATATGTGGAAACCAGACTGCAAGATTTTTGTTGGTATTCTCGATTTCAAGAGCATAAGAAATATAAATCGTGCTACCATCACGCCACGCATAAGACCCATGATTCTTAATGCCTAACGGTTCATACTGCGTTGCATTGGTCTGCTCAAGTTCAATAAGTCCAGACCATTCATCAGGCTTTTTTGCCGCAATTGCACTGATAGGCATAGCAAGCATCATAGCCGCTGCTAGAGCCGCCGCAATGATTCTCTTTCTCATTTTTGATTCTTCCTTTCTTTGAACAACATTTTATATAACGTTTGAAATACCATGTGCCATAAGATACACGCCAAAAACCAAAAGAGCGACGCCGATAATGATGCTCCATATTAAAGCGGCAATTTTTTCGTTCTTTTCGCGTCTTTCTTTATTTTTGTCATTCTTTTGGTTCATTGCATATTCCTCCCTTTCAAGGCTTGTAAGGCAAGTATAGCACAGAACACAGACCCTTTGTAGGGGTCTTTTTGTTTTTGCGGGAAATTTTTGAGATTGGCAATAGGGGGTGGGGTGATTTTTTGAGCCTTTTTTATTTTTTTCGGTGGTTGAGAGACTGACCGGGCGGGGCTGGGTGGCGGCTATATGCCCCGCCGGTGACCCCTGCCCACTCCAGCGCACCCGGAACGACGGCACACGACAGGCAGCAGGGCAGACCATGCCAAAAAACAGAGCGGACAAGTGCTAGGGCAGACCGACGCCCAAACGCTGGACTGCTTGCGCAGTGTGTCCGAAACTGTGCAAAAGCGGACAGCCCAAAACCAAAAAAATAAATACGCAAAAAAGCGTAAATACCTATTGACATTTACGCAAGAAAGCGTATAATATAATCAGACGCAAGAAAGCGTAACGCCTACCAAATACCACCACAAAACAGGAGGACAAAAAACATGAAACTAGAATTTAGAACCAAGACCAACGCAAACGGGCACGGCTACTATCTGTGCATCGACACCAGCGCAAAGACCTTTTCCCGCGTCCCTGATGGCTGGGTATCCAAGGACGTCCCTGTTGTAGCAAAGCGGGATATGGACACGATCAAGGCGCAGGCCATTGCAGACGGATATACGGAGGTATAAAGATGATCGCACTTGACTTTTCCCAGTGGGCCGCCCTCTGGTACATCTGCGGCATGGTCTCCGGCGCGCTGGTTATGATCGCATTTCTCAACAGCTAACAAGGGAGGAATAAACAATGAAATATCAAAAATATTTAGATTCTCTTTCCACCGAAAGAAAATATTGCTTGCTTGACCGTATGCGGATTGATTGTGAGTATTTTTTGGGATTCGGCGCACGGCATGAAAAATATTTGTGGGCTGAAAGCGTAAAAGAGCAAATTGAAAGTATGCTTTACTTGTATGATAGCATCAAGCAAAAGCCGGAATGGCTAACGCGTGAACAGATCTTGAATTACAAAAAGCTAATGGAGGGCTAAAAAATGACGACGTTTGAAGAAAAAGTGAACGCATACCGCGAAAACAAGCGGCTCATTGAAGAGCTTGAAGCAATGAACGACGCCGTAAAGGCTGAAATAATTGACATGATGCACGGCGCACCCGAAATGGTGCAAGGCACTGCAAAGGCCATTTACAAGGACGTGCAGAGTGTCCGACTTGATAGCAAGCTACTCAAGACGCTGCACCCGGATGTATACGCTGAGTGCAGCAGCAAAACCAGCTACAAGCGTTTTAGCGTGGTATAAGGGGGGTGCAACTTATGTTATACTATCGTATTCCGGCAGGGCTTGACGGGCGGGCGGTTGTGTCCGCTGGCGCCTATTGTGGCAAGGTCAAGCGGTATCTAATCGGCGGTGAGCTGTACACGGCTAAAGAGTGCGTCCGCTATGGTATCAGCACGGCAGGGCTTGAGCCTGTCACAATCTCACAGCGCCGCACCTTTACCAATTTTGGCGTTAGGATGGAGGTGCACGCATGATATTTTCTTGCATCCTGTTTTTCTTTTGGTTTTTCTCTGCGTTGTTTAAGGCGTCCAAGTGACGCCACACGGACACTTTAGCGGGGCTGCACCGTAAAGCAACCCCTCCCCATCCCAAAAGGGCAAAAAAACTTTCTGCAAGTCCTGTTAATGGGGCTTGCGATATGGTACAATCTAGTTAATAAGACGGCTGCAAGCCGCAGGAGGGTTATTATTATGGCATCTGCACAGGTTATTATTGACGCCGTTGTTGCAATCAATGGCACCGTGTCCCGCTCTTATGGCGTTGTGTCCAGCGTCAGCACCCGCCCGGAGGGCCCCCAAGGCACCGACAAGTTAACGGCAGAGGGCTGGACAGTACACAAGCCGCAGGGCGTACCGTATCGCAAAGCCGTTATGATCAAGTTACCCGCAGACGTGCACGACGGGAGCTATAATGTGGGCGGCTGCACCCTTAACGGTTTGTATGCTGACCATGCCGCCCGCGATGGTATGGGGGCAACTGTATATGTGCTTTGCAATCCGCAGCAGGGCGCAACATCCCGCGATTATAACGGCGCGATTGATAACACCATTGCCGCCGGTCTATCCTTGTCTGTACCGCAGGCAGACGGCACGCGCGCAATTGTCCCCGTCAAGGTGCTTGCAACTACTGCACTGTATAACGCGTTGCACCCCGGTTATAACGCATAACAAGCACATTTCCACCCCGCCCACGCTGGCGGGGCTTTTCTTTTGCCTTGCATCTGCTGAGGGTGCAGGGCTTTTATTTTGCCCTGCTAAAATGTAGCCCAATACAAGCGTTTACAGCGCGTTTTGTGCCGTAAATGCAATTTATACCGCCCACGCCATAAAACAGCACGCAGGGCTTTACAGGCGTTTTTCCTGCAATTTGTACCGCTCGGCCGCCGCAGATACCAGACCGACACAAGCAGCTATAATACCGTCTGCGACACGCTGGAGCGTATCACAGCGCCCGAACGCCCTCCAGCGCATACCGGATACCACCGCCACGCCGGGCGGCTGTACAGGCCAGCACAGACCGCCCTATTATAATAAGGTATATAAGGCGCAACGGTGCCCACCTGTTATAGATCTATGCCAGACAGTACAGCACACCACAGACCATGCAAGCCCGGCGGGGTCTCGATACTTTCCACGCCTGGCATTAGCCTGGCATTGTGCTTTCTTCCTGGCACGGCGGCGCGGAACAATTGACGGCTACTGCCGTGTCTCTTTTCGGGCTTTCGCCCGATAGCCAATAAGGGCAAGCAATAGTCGTAGCGTTCCGACTGGAATAGTCGTAACAGCTTCTGAAATAGTCGTAGCCAATAGTCGTAGTTTCTCCAATAAAATAGTCGTGGAATAGTCGTAAAGTCGTCAGACGACTAGCTTTTAAAGTCCTATATATCGTATAGTAACGAACAGTTCGCTGATAGTCGCAGAGCAATAGTCGTAGTGTTTTCTTACGAATCTTCGTCAAATAGTCGTGTATTTTTTGTGTGAAATAGCCGTTTGCCTTTTAGAGAAAGAGAGGTGCGATAGTCGCTAAGTCGTCAGACCACCCAAAAATCAGCATGTGTCAAGACACCTGCCAATTTTAATCCCAATCACATTACCTCAAAATATTTAACAATTGTACTTATTATAATAGTCGCAGATAATTACTCAATCTTTTTTACTATTATTCTGCTCGAATAGTCGTATCATCCGATTCGGTTCGTTCTTCTCCGATTTAATTGCCGACAACTACAATCATATCATACCAACTAACTAGGATTACCCATTTGGCAAATACCTCAATACTTTTAACTATCCAATAAAGCTATTCGACTGGTCAGTCGCTTTCAATCTGTAATCATCTCCCCATACAGCTATGCAACATTTATACATATCTAACCGACTACAAAACGAATTCAATTCTCCATGTAAAATAGTCGCAGACCATCCACCAGCCCGAACCTCACGCCAGTTCTCGCCTACGGTCTGCCCTGCTGGCTAACAGTCTGGTTTTTGGAGATAGAGGGTTGTATGGGGAAAGAACCGGTTTTCAATTTCGCATAACTGTTATTTATTCACTTTTGAACTATCGTGGCACACCCGGCTCCGTCAACGCGCGCGCTCGCGCATATAACGCCCGCGGACGCGCTAAATACACGGGGAGGGAAAGGGGGAGCACGGAAGATGTTAGGGGGATTATAGGGGGTAATAGGGGTTGTAGGGGAAAGAGGGGGACAAAAGGGGGGAAGAGGAAACAAGGGGGAAAGGGGACAAAAATTTGAAAGCCATTTCCGAAAGTGATAGTTGAAGCGTTTTTTTGTCTCGCGCATCCCGATTTCGTCTCAATCAGCCTTGCGATCGGACAAATAGTCGTTGGCATCCGCTCATCTGGCTGCTATCATCGCCGGAAAGGCGTGTAAGAGCCTGTCTGACGCATTTTTCCGATTGACCCGATAGCTTTTCACGTCTGACCCTAAAAAGCCGTTCTCCGCGCTCCTGCATCGTTCTAATTGCATGGTCTAGTTTGAGATATTCCATCAGCATCAACGGAGAGCCGTCTAAGAGCGTCTGTGCCGCGTTTTTGTGATTAAGCCGATAAAGTATCGTCCAGCACCTAAAACGCTTTAAAACGGGCTTTCTCTCGGTGTTTAAGCGAAACAAGAAAAAGCCATCCTGTCATAAGTTGACAGAACAGCTCTTGGCGGTTCGTTGTATTGCGCTCATTCTTCAACCAGAGTGATTTTCGGGAGCTGGTCAACAGGTGTTCTCATAACCCACTGAAATGTCGCCCAAAGCCCATCGTACGTCTGGAAGATGTTTGCATGGCGTCTTTCATCGCCCCGATGAACCCCGATAAAAAGTCTTACGGCAAAATCAGCTTCATTGCGTTGCAGGCCAATGGACATTAACAGTTTTTTGTATCGATTCTGCGTCATGTTTTTGTTTTCCTTTCAGTCCATCCAAGTGTACTCTTGGAATCGTTGAATCTGCTTGTTAAACGTGATGGGAAGGTCGCCTATCTCGCCTTCCTTGTTCTTGCTTAGCCGGAACAGGTACTTGTCGGGGTTATCGGCAGACAGAAGGATGATCGCATCAGCGTCCTGTTCAATCTGCCCGCTCTCTCGCAAGTCAGAGTTGGTAGGCGTTGCTCCGGGCTTAGATGGGTTTCGATTGAGCTGTGCCAGCGCCACCACGACAATGCCTGTGGTCTGCGCCAGCTCGTGTAAGGCAATGGATATGGCTGTAATGGCGGCATATCTGTCCTTTGCGCCTGTTTCATGGATGAGTTGAAGATAGTCTACAAAGATAACCTGAGCCTTTTTGCGGAGAGCCTGAGCTTTCATCCACGCCACGTTCTTTCCGGCAGCGGAGCGGATATACAAGGGCATTTTCATGTTCTTTGCCTGTCCGTCGATCTCATTCAAGCTGACCGCCTTATTTTTCACCGTGTCCAGAGGGCAGTATATTTGATTGGCCATTAGACGTGCGCCCAGCTTGCGTTTGCTGGTTTCTAAGCTGAAATAGTACACGGTGTAGTTTTGCTTTGCCATGCTTGCTGCTATTTGCAAGGACAGGGCGGTCTTGCCCGCAGACGGTCTGCCGCCGATGATGATGAAATCGCCCGGTGAGATGTGCAGTGCTTCATCCAGACGCTCTAGGCCTGTCTTGATGTACACAGGCTTCTCGTCCATGTGAAGCACATAGTCGTTCAGCACATCCTCGTATGTCCACGCATCTTCTTCCTCAGCTTTCAAGCTCATTGCTTCGCCCATTTGCTGGTAAATGTCTGATAGATCAGAATAGTCGGTAAGTTCGCTGGTCATCTGAAATGCCAGACCTTGCACACGAGTGAGTGCAGCTTGTTCTCTGATAAGCTGTGCCCAACGCTGCATTTGTTCCCTGTCAATTCGTACACACTCTGATTCACAGGTTTGTACACACGCCAAGAGCGTCTGCGCTACGTCTGGATGCTGCGTGTTTATTTCGACTATATCTATCTTACCCCTAGCCGTCCAATAGCCCTGAACAGCCGCAAAAGCGTCTCTCAGCTCAGGTCTGAACAAGTCAAGTTCAAGGTCTGGTATGATTTCATCCACAACGACCGGCTTGCATAGCATCAGCGCACCGATAAATACCGTTTGAACGTCCATTGTCATAATCTAGGAAACCCCATCTCCGTACTTTGCTCGTACTGGTCATCCTGTTTCAATGCGTAAATGTCCTGCCATCCGGCATAGATGCTCTGGTCGAGAATGGCTTTCCAGTCATGCTGATCAAACTTTTCCAGCTTGTTGCAGAGCATCTGTTTTGCCCGGTCTGTCATAGGCTTTTTGATTCTTGTACGCATCTGTGCGAACTCTCGCAGGGATTCCAGCAGTGCTTTATCGCCATGAGCAAAGTCGGAGAAGATGTCAGGTTTCTTTTTGACCGCGCTCTCCGGCAAGGTCTTGACGTTCATCTGACTGTCAGTTGATACAATGGGTTCATTGTCATCTGACTTTGAACTCATAGATGAGCTGACCTTCATCTCATTTATGACATGAGGATGAGCTGACTTTCGTGTAGACCATCCTTTTGACGCAATATCGCTTCTTTTCGATTCTTCATCGAGCAGATGCTTGATCAAAATGAAGCATGATTCTGCTTTTTTTGAGTTCAAAGTTGCGTCTTTTTCTTCAAAAACGTATGCACAGATTGCATCGTAGAGTTCTAACTTCTCTTTACTTTTCAGTGTGGAGATTGCTTCAAAGTAGTATCGTTGGAACGTAAAGCTGTCTCGTTTTTTGTCCATACTCAGTCCTCTTTGTAGCGTTTGTTCCATGCTTCGATAGCTTTTTCTTCGCTAATCTCATCGGATGTCTCCACTCCGCAACTATTGCATATTACAAAATAAGTCATACCGTATCCAAACGGACGAATCAATTCTATTTTGGGCGGTTTTGCACCACAAAACGGACATCTCTTGAGTTCTTCCATCTTTAACCCTCCTCAAAACGGGCATTCATCACCAGATTCACGCAGCCAACCTTCTCCCGGAATGTTGACTATCTCATAATACTGCCGTGCAACGTAGATTGTTTTCTGCCCATCCTCAGCAATCAGACCGACAATCAGATAGTTGCCAGCAGCCATAAAGAACCAAGGGTTGCTCTTGTAAGTCTCGCCCTTCATCCAGTTCTTCATCTTGTTCACGGCTTTTTCAATATCCTTATCGGGGCAGTCTGGGTTGTCGTATGCGAAGAAATCCTCAGGAAATTTAATCTTTTTCACTTTCTAAACCCTTCTCTCGTTCTCATAATTCGTTTGCAACCTTCATGTAGCTTTGCACCTTTACGGTATACAGGTCGATTGTGCTTCTGCTTGATGTAACCGCACTGCGTTTCGGACTGCCTAATAGCATTTGCAAGCTGTTCAAGCGATGCAGCACATCGGTTCATCGCTTCTGTTAACGCTTCAAATCCATCCATTTTTAATCCTCCTTACACCGGGCGTTCAGCGTCAGATTCATGCATCCCTAAATTATCTTTGCACCGCAGTTTGGGCAAAATCGCATATAGCTTGAATCCTTTGTTCCCCATCCGCATACAGTGCATTCTTCCCAATAGCAATCCTCTTCGCCGCTTGCGTACTCAAAGCGACAAGTCGGCCGCAAGCTTCCTTTATCAATAGTCGGCGCTACGTCAATAGCGCACAGTACCTCATCATAGGCAAAGCCCTCAACAGAATCAGAAAACAAGCTTCCTTTGTCGGTGTCGTTCTTCCACCTTTCGATCTTCTGCCGTAGTGCATCAGCATCTACCAATCTCATATCAACCCTCCGGCGCATAAATGCGCATCCAATGCGTTACCGTCACATCTTTCGGCAGTCTCTCGCCTATCTCATCCCAGAACTGACCGTCTGCGTAACCGCCAAGAAAGTACGCTGTCGGCGAGATTCCTTGCAACATTTTTCCATCTTTATCACGCCACGTTGTCTTAGTCGCAAGCAATAAAGGCTGCGTTCGCTCTCGTGGCGGTTCGCTTGCTGGACGCCAAAGGGTGTTAGCCATTGTCTTTCACCTCGATAGTCGGTGCGTTATCAATAGCTTTGATTACGCTTTCAAGCACATCATACGTCAAGGCATTGAACGTGTAATCCAATTCATCCACGCTAACACACTTCATTTGTTCATCGGAAAAGTATCGCTTCAATGCATTTGCATCAATCGGTCTGACTTCCATTGTCCTTTCTCCTCTCAATCTCATTACAAACCGCCTTGTAGAACGCATCCCACGTCTCATAGTCGCAGGAATCGCCAAAGTCGAAACCTGTCCGCTTGCGTTCTGTAATGTCACGTTCAAAACAATCCAACGTCTTGTCCGTCAGTTCCGGCAGGAGCGGTGTGATGTATCCGCATACAAGGCTAGGCATATATGACCGTCTGCCCAAGCAGTAGCGGACAGCGCAGTTGCAGACCGCTCCGAAGTCGTCATTGGTTGGGTCTACCATGCCTTTCAGTGCATCGTCCTTTAAATCACACTCCTTACACCCAAGAGAAATTGAAAAGCTACGAAAATCAATATCTGTACATTTTTTACGTCCGCTTTCAATGTCTTGTATGTAACGAACGCTAACGCCAATTCGGTCAGAGAGTTCTTTTTGTGTAAGTCCCATCCATTTTCTGCTTGCCTTAATCTTCTCCCCTGCTGTCATCTTTCTTCTCCCATTCCTTGCACACATCGTCCGGGTCTGTAAAATCAGCCCGGTACTCAGACAGACCGTTATAACAGACCCACGAGAATCCGTCGTGCCATTTACAGTTTGAGCAGGACTTGTCTACAGTTTGGCATAAAAGTTTCCCTTTGCTGTCCAGTAGAATGCCATTGCCCAGCCTGATTACATTACTTTCGCTCATCTTTCTTCTCCCATTCCTTGCATCCACGTTCATCCCACACGAAGTCTGCAACGTGTTCTGACCTGTCGTTCACGCACACACCCTCTGGCTCTGCGTACCATTTACAAGAGCCGCAAGACGGCTCGGATTTGTTCTCACAGGATTCTGCTGCGCATCGGATAGCCTTGCTAGCGGAAAACTGCTTGATGCCCATGCAAGAGCAATGCTCGGTAGTGCAGTAAAAGTTCATCCGATTTTCCTCCAACCAATTAACTCGCAGACGCCAATCGTTACAGGGTCGCATCTGTGAATAACTATGTCCCCTGTTCTGTGCTCCTCGATAGACGGTCTGTAGACAAACCCTTTTTCTTTTGATTCAAAAACTCCATCGAGAATGTTCTCCGGCAAAATTAAAAATCCATCAGAATCTAAAATGGCATCGCATTGCTTACATTTATAGACGCAAGCTTTTTTCATCGTCTCTGCCCTCTCTTTCCACTGTTGAACCGCCCGATCACTCGCTTATATTCTGCATAGCACTCCGGGCACAGATCGCCAGTGTCCCTGCGCCACGCCCAGTCCTTGAAGTATTCGTCAGGGTTCATCATCCTGCCACTCAAAACCGCTCCGCAGCGGTCGCATACTCGCTTGTGGTAGATTCCTCTGTCAGTTTGCATATTATCATCCTTCCACATAACACCAGCTTTGGGGCGGGCGCTTTAAGCACTTATTACAAAAACGTCTATTCGTTTCGCCCCATTCTTCTACTTGATAACTGCATCTTACTTTATTAAAATTGCAAACTCCTCTATTCCCCATGAGAATGCAATAATGAGTAAACTCAAACAAAAATTTTGGATGTTCATACAATTTCACATTGGAAATGCTCCATGCCCAGCCTTTCTTTCCGACATAATCCAAAATTTCTTTTTTCCTAAGACCGGACATCTCTTCAAATCCTTCTGGCAAGCAATCCGATTCTGGCGTTATTTCGTACAGATGATTGCAAGTGAACTCCCCTATAACTTTTCCGTCCAGTTGTTCCAAGTACCCATCGCACTCTTTGAACCATCCATTTTTTGTTTTCGTGCAATAAACATAACATTTGAAAGGTTCATCGCCCATATTCGGCTTTGTTTTCCGTATTTCAAGAGTTTTTATGCCAAGAAAAATAAGATTGCACCAACTCGGATTGATGCTCAACAGAACCGACTTCATTTTTTATTCTCCTCTCCCAACATCCTTGAACAGGATTTCTTTGTCGGCTTTCCAGTCTTTGATTTTGCACGGAATGTCTGTGCCGGGTACGGTCTTTTTCAGCCCATCCATCTGCCAGACGTTCCAAGAGATGATAGCAGCCATGTTGCGAACCTTCCCAGCGTCAGGCTCTATGCCGAACAGCCACTTAAAGTTCTCTCGCCATGTCATGAGCATATTTGCTCTTGCAAGCAACAGGCTGTCGCCCTGCCACTCATAGCCGTATGTAGTCGTCGCTGCGTCCTCTGCCACATCGTGCCATGTCCAGACATTCCAATCAAACCAGTTGTTTACACATTTCAGTTTGCGGTCAAATAGTCCTTTCCGTTTTGGTACTGGAATCTTTTTGCCTGTTACCGTGTCGTATCGGTTCACAAGGAATGGTGCTTCTCCGCAGGTGATTTCAAGAACTGTCGAATGGATGTACTTGATAGGCTCTTTCTTCATATCGGGCATCGCACCGTTTTCTTCTCCCATGTCTATCATCTTTTCGCAGACCCAAGAAGGAGTGAAAACTTCTGCTCTTGCTTTGGTTCTTTGCTTCTGCTCATCCAGACGCTTGAGAACTCGTGGCACTGGCGGGCACTTCTTGATTTGTTCTAACGTGATTTCATCCGCAAAGCCCACGCCCAGTTCAGGCGGCGGGTCTGTCGCCCAGATGATGTTCTTACCTGTCGTGTGGTCTTGCAAGAGGACAGGAAGGAACGTGCTTAGGCAGGGGTCGGAGAAGTCAATCAACTTGCGTTCTTCTGCTCTCTCCATATCATTTCACTCCACATAGCATCAATTTTCGCTTTGTTTTTCTTCTGAGCTTCTGCAAATGCGGTAGATTCTCTTGCTTTTTTAATGCTATCGCAAGAGATTTTATAATGCTCAGTGCAAAGACGTTTCCCTTTAACGCATGGTTTACCGCATCTAAAGCACCCATTCGGGTCTTTATAATCGTATTTCTTTTTGCTGTTTTGTCGTCTTTGTTTTAACGTGCATTCGTAACACAGTTGTCTGCCATCCCACGATGGGCGTTTGCCGCATTTCCCGCATAAGCCCTGTTCAATGTGCTTTCTTCTTGTTCTCTCTGCGGCTTCTGCCTGCCTTTTTTTCTGTTCAACTGTCATTTTTGAACGCCTTTTTGCGTTCCTTTTGCTTGTTTTCACAAGGCAAACTTCACAGAGTTTATGCTTTGGGGCTGATTCGTTATGACAGATAGGGCAGAAACCATGCGATTCATACCAGCGTTTCGTGAGAACTTCTTCTTCACGGCACTTTTCACAAGCAACAAAACCGCTGTTGTTAGGTTTTCCACATCTTGGACACAGTCCTTTTTCTTTTCTTATTCGATATCTTGAGACCGTCACATCGCTACATGATTCTTTGTCCATGATTGCTCCCCATCGCTTGTCACCTCTCTGTACTCCACGTCAATCCCTTTCGGCAAAGCCGTCTGGTACTTCTGAGCCAACTGCTCTGCGCTCTGGGCATCGCCCAACGGCTGCTCAGGCGGTGCAACGGTGACTTCCACGTTGTCGCGCATACCAAAGTAGTTTTTGGCTCGGAAAATCCACTCTGCTGGATTCTCCTGACCGTACATACCGTTGTACGCCCACATGGACTGCATTTGCAGAATCAGCTTCAAGATGTACTTCTGCTGTAAGCTATCGTCACGGCGCTTTCCCGCCATAATTTGCTTCAGGCTCACCCATTCGATGCCCAGCACCAGTGCGATCCATTCCACCACAGGGGAGATTCTGGCTTCGATGCAAGCATCAAAGAAGAAGTCAAGGCGTTGCTGCACTTCAATCGGGTTGTTCATGTCCACGCTCGGAAGGTCGCCAAAATATTTGGCTGCAATCATGCCGATGACCTTCTTGTCCTCTTCATCACCGATTCTCGACTGCAAATCGCCCGTGTTCAGCATCTTAGACCTCGTGATTGCCAACTCCTGTTGTTCTTTCACCTTTTTACTCACCTGTGAGCGGATAGATTTCCGCTTGTTAAGCATCTGCTGTTTTTTCTTCTCACGCTCTTTCTCACGCTTCGCAGCGGCTTCTTCTTTCGCCTTTTGCGCCCGTTTCTCACGCTTTTTCTTTTCAGCTTCGGTCAGCGGCGGTCTGCCACGACCACGCTTCTGGGGTGTTGCCATGTATCAGACCTCCTTTGGCGGTTCAGGAAGATATGCCCAATGAGTTACATCTCCAAATACAATGTACTCGTCGTGCTCTTGCCATAATCCGTCATAAGACAAAAATGCAATTTCAATGCCGAACTTTTCTCTTTTTACGAGAACTTCTTTTTCTTTTTCGGGCAAAACTTTCTTGGCATCAAACCATATATTGACGGGCTCAGATTTTTCCAATACGTTGGCTAAATCTAAAAATACATCTCCAATGGTGTTTCTGATTTGTCCTTGTATGTATACGATGAAGTTTTTGCTATCCAAAAACGGCTTCGCTTCATTCTTTTTATCAACGCCAACAGTTTTCCACGCCGCAATGATTGGGTCAACATCAACCAGTTTCACACTCTCACCTCTTCATCTTCGTTTCAATTCTGTCTATCTTTCGTGCAATCCACCAGACGGAACAGCAGTTGTCCAACCGCCGCCACCAAGCACACTTTTCTTTCTCGCATACGCACCGACCAAGCGGATTGCTGGTCATCTTCATCGGGCAGTAAAGTTCGTTGTCCATTGGTTATTCCCCGTTCATCTCATAACATTTGCTGTAGTTCTCGTTGAATCCCAAACACCAAGCTAACTCGGAAGCCATTTTCTGATAAATGCCTTTGATATTAAGCTCAGTTTCGGATTTCGCACAGCCACTATAAAGACCATACAGGAAAGCCAGCCTTTCACGCCCTACCATGTTGATATCCTGAATCATCATTTCCACCCCATTACAACTGCCGTACAAACGACCAGACACACGTTGACGAACAGCCAGACAAGCATTGCCTGTCGTTCTTCAAACAGGTTGTCTGCCATGTTTTTGATTGTCCGTTCGGACTGAACTACCACCGCCAGCAGGACTAGGCAGACCAGCCAACAGGTTACAAATTCAAACATTGTTATCCTCCATCAAATCGTCCATGCTCAACTGACCGCTGATGTTGTCATCTTCCATCCACCAGCGAAAAACGTCCATGCCGGTCTGCCAATCGTCTGTCGCGAATTTCTTCCCGTCAGATTCAAAATTTCTCTTTTTACGAGCTTTCAGCATTCGTTCAAACGCTGAGATGTACATTTTCTCGTAAGCAGGCCAGCGCATAAACTCGCGCTGTCTGCCCCCCTACCAGCCATAGGACAGCCGATGCAGCCAACACGTTTTTGCCCTTCACAATACAGCGGATTAACAGGCAAGTGTTCGCTGTGCGTGTAGTCCCACACATCATCGTCAGACCAGTCCACGATCGGATTGACAGTCATCTTACCCTTAAGGTTGCAGGTTTCGAACAGTTGTCGTTTTTCATCGTTGTCGCCCATCATCGTAATTCTTTTTTCTTTGTTACGATGGTTAAACTCCATAATCCCACGATTATTTTTTCTCGATGTCGACTCAGCCCAACGAACGCCAGTTGCAATAAAGCGATTTTTACCAGTGTTTTCCTTCAACACGGAACAACAGTAACGCATAAGCCTCGTTGGTGGAACCATGATTTGCGGAATCAGCGTCCACATAGACACGGGCTTGTCCTTGTAGCGTGGCATAACAATGAAGC